TTAATATGTATTTAGTCTTTAGCCCCAATCTTGGCCATGTATATAGCATTGATCTTGTTTCATCGCCATTAAATATATTTTGCATAGACGTTTGCCATCTATGAGAAAGAGAAAAAGAAGAAGGTCGGATTGTTAAATATACATCAGCCATTTATACAACCCCTATAAGAGAACGCATCTTCCCTGGGTTAGTTGAAATGACATTCCACATCGCATTTTTCCCCCTGGGCGTTGACATGAACGCTTCAAATAATTCAGGGGAGGTGATATTTGCTATTTCGACTTTCACTTCCGGCCTGGTATCTCCACCGTGCATAGCGACAGGAACAGATTTACCGTCCGGCAAAGGGATCACAGCCTCATTATATCTGCCTTCACCTATTAGCCCAAATGTAGGGGTGTTGGCTACCCCACCATTTGCAAAAGCCCTAAACCCACCTTCCAGCACTCCCCCATCTGCCATCAACTGCACACCACCACCGGCAGACGGGGCTACCGACCCTTGACTTGCTATCTCCCCCCCGCCACCGCCCCCAGCGGATAATAGCATTTTCGCTGCTGAAATGCCAAAGCCTACGAGTTTTTCCGTCCAGCTAGTGCCTTCTTCGCCATCACCGGCACCAACACCAGTGATAGTTTTTTGTTTCAGCCAATCAACAATCATCTGGCTACATAAATTAGACCATGCTTGAGCAAGAGACCGTGTAAATGAAAGAAAATAATCACGGGCTGTTTGCAGTTCCCCCATCCACGCATCAACAAAAATAGTAGAAAAGCTTTGTTCCATGCTTTCGCTAAGTTCTTCTATTATTTTTGCCCCTGCTTGTCCTGCTTTTAAAATATCGTAATTCATTTGCTCAAGCTTTGCTTTAACTCCGGCATGGAAATCGTCACTGCTAATAGCCAGCTCTATGTCTAATTCTTTCTTGCGGTTAGCGTACCATTCTTCTACAAGCAGCTTTCCCTCTATTGTTTTGATTACTTCCAGGTAACTTTCTTTTTCTTTTTTTAGTGCTTTTAATTGAAACGCATAATAACCTTGAGCTTGTTTTTCTAAATCGCTGTACAATGTACGGTAAATATCAGCCCGTTCTTTTGCAAGGGCTTCTGTCTTGGCAAAAGTCTCTTTCTCTAATCTTATTTTTTCAGCAGCTTCTTTTTCTCTTTCTGTCTTGGCTCTTGCCGCAAGTTTTGTTTTTTCTGCTTTTAATACGGCTTCTGTTTCTAACCCCTGCGCTTTTTCAATCAAAGCTACTGCGCCTGGTATTTCTTTATATTTTTCTATTAAAGCCTCTGCTTCCATCCTGATCCGCACTAACTGTTTGCCGGCCATATCAAGTCCGCTCATTTCGATTCTGCCTGCCAACATTTTGGCGGTGCTTCTCCATGCCTCTGCAAGTCTCTCTGCTTCTTTTTTGGCTTTTGGGGCGGCCTTGTCTTCCGGTGGAGGCTCACCAGGCATTTCAGGAACTTTTACTTTTTTAGTAGCCTTCATTTTTTCTTTTTCTAAAGCTATGGCTTCATCTGTAATATCTTGTATATGGTCTGCTTTTTGTTTGGCACGTATTATTTTTCCTTTTTTATATTCATCCTCAAGTATTTGTACTCTTTTCGCTGATTCTGCATAAACATTTTTAAGCGTGTCCTTAGAAAAAATAGCTTTAGCCGAAGCAGCTATTGTTTTCATTATTTCCCAATCTCTTTTTACAAGCCAAAAGAACCACCCCCATACATCTGCGATGCCATATATTACATGAACAGCAGCTTTGCGAACAAATTCGAACTCATTAGAAACCCACGCTCCAATCTGATATCCAGCAATGGCGGCAGTAAAAATCCCAAGCGCACTTTTAAGAGCCATGCCAAGGCTTGCAACGGCAAAGGCGTTTGTTCTTACCACAGCGGTATTGGTTGAAAGTAATGCAGTCCATGTTGAAATTTTAAAAACACCAGCACTAAGGGCAAGACTCACTCCAGCAACCGCAGTTCCTAGCCCAGCCCATGCAGCTACACTGCCAGCGATTAACCCAACGACACCAAGGAAAACTAAAGCAGCTTGCCCCGCAAATTTTATAGCCCTACCTATCTCTTGAATTTTTGCAATAATTTCGTCTGCATTATCTTTTATTGATTGTGAAGCTTTTTGCCCTGCATCCACAATTTCTTTATATACATCTTTGAATAAGCCTCTTTGGATAATGTTTAATGCTGTCCCCATAGATGTGCTGACTGCTTCCCACGTTTTACCGATGTCACCAGTTGCGGCTACAACACCAAGCAAATAAGGCTGCAACCTCTCTAAGACATCACCGTGCTGCTTCCCTAATGCAACGACTTCTTCTAACCCACCTTTATACTTCCCCTGCCTTTTTATTATGCTATCAATCATCCTGGCAACAGTATCAGAGACTTTAATTTGCCCTGACATTAAAGCTCGTATTTCCTGAGATGCCTGTTTTGTTTTATCCTGACCGGTCGTCAGCATGGCCACAGTATTTGATAATGCAGTGAAAGCTTCAACTTGTTTAGCATTGTTAACGTCAAGAAGGACGCCTTGCCCAACTAAAGCTCTATTCATGAGTATAAGCTGTTGAAAATTTGCAAAAGAGTGAGCGTCTATCTCCATCAATTTAATATTTAATGCTTCTGCATATTTTAAATTTTCCTTATAATTTTCTAAAATGTTTCCAGTAGTCCCCTGAATAGACGTTAATTGTGCAGCTACAGCTATTGTTGATATTTTTAAATCATCAATAGCCCTGATGCCACTAAGGATAACATTAAAAACACCTTGCATAGCATTAGATAGCACATAGTATGCGGCATAAAATCTCAACACTGCCCGTGTCATAGCCGCCATGCTCATGTCATGGTGGCCTACCATCTCCCTGTTTAAGTCTTTTAACTTTCTGTTTTTAGCCCGTTCAATATTTACAAGATCTTGAGCGGTCGCTGTTCCAGATGCTTTTATCGTGTTATAAGAAGATAAGATTGCGGCTTTCTGTTGATTAATGGCATTGACAGATTTGGTACCAAGGGTTTCGTAAAGGGGGTCTTTAGCTCTTTGGATATTTAACTTGTTGATCTTTGATACAAAGGCAGCTTGCGCTCTGTATTGCTCCGCTGCTGACGTTGTTGCCTTATTAGCAATCATGGTGTATGCGTTTATAGCACTATTGGCCATAGCGGTATAAATAGCATCAGACTTTGCACCAAGCCTTCGCCAATTTGTCTCGACAGAAAGACTCGTTGATTTTGCCTCTGACAAAACCTTCCGTTGCCCTTTTTCAAATTTAGAATAATCTAAATCAAGCTCAACGAATATAGTACCTAACCGCTCTGCCATTATATCCCTCCACCAGACGCAACCTTTTTTAAAACATCTTTCTTGACTGAATTAAAAGCAGGTCTCAAAAAAGGTTGTGCTCTTGCGGGGCCACCCCATCCTGTAGATGCGGTTCCTTTTTCCACCATGAACGCCCAGTATATCTTAAAATTACCGGCGTAAACTCTAATGGAACTGGAAGCTTGCCCCCTTTTGTTAACCCTTCGTATTGTGTCGCCTAACGCCCCTGGACTTCTCCCAATCCACCTTTTTTCTGTATGAAATTGTATTAGTTTACCCTTATTCCTTCCTGTTTTGGGTGTGAAAGAAACAAAGGCTTTAGAAAATCCTGGGGGGCGTGTAATATTTGTTGCACCTGGTGATGGGCAAAGTCTTTTAGCAGCAGCTACAACATCCTCCATGACGTTGTTGGCATTATCATACGCTCTGTCACCTAAAGCTTTAAAGATTTCTTTACTACGCCAATTAGCTACTTTCATTTTTATTCCCTTCTCTTAAAAAATGATAAAATACACTCATTACTTTTTCAAAGCATTCCCATTTATTTCTAACGCCCCCAGGGTATCTATCTATTATGTTAAAAACCGCATTAAAATCAAGATCGACTACAACATCTCTTTCTCCATTAAAACTTGTCCTCACCTGGCCACAAACTATTTGATAAATGTATGCAGCTTGTTTATTTTCCTCTAGTAGTTCTACCCAACAAGTTTCACATGGTGGGTCCCCTGGTGGCGTTCTTTCTGAATACATCGTTCTGCATTGATCGCACTTTGTTAAAACAGACCCATCGTTAAGCGTAATCCTGGATACGGTTTGATCTCGCATAAACTGTATCCAGGTTATTAGTTTTTTTCCTGTTCCTCTTTCCCCACTGTCTTAGAAGCAGATAGCAAATGCAAGCATTGTGCAATAAATCGTTCAAAGACAGGCACTTTCATTAATCTAAGCTTATTCTCTCTATCACAAATAATGGTATTACCCGTTCTGTTATCTTTGAAATTACCAAAGTCAACAATAGCGTAATCCCAAGTATTATCCTGCTCTTTCTTTATCTCTAAAGGGGTAAGCTCTGCAAAATCTGATACTCTTTCCATTGAGCGTGTTTTAGGATTAAAAACATGCTCTACAACCCTTTTTCTTTGTACTATGCGTTCTTCAAGAAAAGGCTGAATCGATCTTAAAACCACCCACCCATCACCATCAGGTTTATCATAAAGTATATCTCCTGTAACGGTATCGACAGAAGATGTGAAAAATTGAAATCGTTCACCTATAGTCTGATCAAGGTCTAAAAGCATATAACATAACTCCTTAAATAATATTGTTAAATCAAATACATAAAGGCCCCAGAAACTTGACCCTCAAAACTTGTCCTTGCCAATCCGCTCCTGTCAGCTTCAACCGCTCCGGCTTTTGTCATAAGAACATGCCCGCTTGTCCCTATTGTAAGATATGATGTCGAATTAACCCAAAACCTAGGCCCAGAGGTGGTGCTGTTAATAAGCTTAGTCCCATCCTCAACACAAGAAACCAAAGTGTTTTGCATCGGGTCAGTAGGGTCATAAGCTACATCAGTTAAAGAAATAGTGCCACCATCGGCACTGGCAAACTCAAATATATCAATATCCACTCCAAATTCTGAAGCATCAACTGTTTTCCTTGTGATCCCTGTAATAGAATATTTTCCAGCTCCAAGGATTTTTGAGGTTGCGCCTAAAGTTACTTTTTGAAAACTACCTGATAAAGTAGTAGCTCTATCTGCCATTGTTTGTCCCCCCTATTATAGCTTTTTCTATTGATTTTTTTTGCTTTTCAGTTTTCATTGCTTTGTACAACCGATTAGTCTCTCTGTTAATAACCATGGTTGATAAATGGCCAGAAGGCACAGTGGTGTCTACAAAAATTTTATGGCCTATTGCCTTTAAACTTTGACAAAAACCTATATCTTCACCTATAACAGCCCCTGTATCTACGTCTTTTTTAAATTTAAACCATGGGTAAGGTATTTCTTTAAACACCGTCATATCGAACATGAGGCAACCTGCGCCTGTTGCGTCTACTTCAACAAGTTCCCCTTCTTCCCATTCATCGACACTTAAATACTGCCCATCTGTGACACGAAGCATGATGCTATCAAATGGCGGATACCTCCTGAAACAAAGCGCACCTACCACAGGTAAATTATGAGACAACAATCTGGTTATTGTCTTAGGGTGATATATCATATCAACATCCATCATAATTAATTTTGTAGCATTTACACTTAAAGCTTTTTCAACGATATCATTTCGCAAGGTATCGATGGGGCCATTATCAGCAGAAATGTAAGTGAAATCAGGTCTTTCCATATGTACAAAAGAATTAAAAAAACTTATTGGGACTGTGGGGAATGAGCATGGAACCCCTATAGCAAGCTTCTGATTTGTTATTTTCATTTAACCACCTTTTGGAATAAAGCAATCCCGCATACGTTGCCTTTCTCGCCTATATATTCATCAACATATTTAAAATTTTTGTGGGCTTTTAGGTCTGCAACTGCTTGTTTAACTCCCCATGCAGATAATGCAGAATCATGTAAGATCAAAAGTCCATTGTTATTTAAAAAATCACTATACATAACAATATCAGAGTTAACGCCATGGTATGTGTGGTCTCCATCGATTAATACCGCATCGAACATTATTTTTGTCTCTTTTAACTCGTCAAGGCAACTTTGCGTATGTGAATCTCCAATTATTTCAGTTCTAACTATATTGGACAAAACTTTTTTTCTAAGACAATGTTTTGGGTGTTTATTGTCGTCAATTAATACTATTTCCGTGGGCTTCAAAAAATGATTGATTATATATGCTGTCCCACCAGCCCCTGCTCCAATTTCCAAATAAGAATTAACTTTTATTCCAGAATTAAGAATATAGAAAAGACACCTGGATATTTCATCCTGGACTTGTTGGCAATGCACACCTCCTTCAAACTTACCCCCGAAAGTAGGCAAATAGTCTGATCCAGCATTTATAACAAACTGTTCAATTTCGTTAAGATCCGGCATCTTCAGTCTCCATTATACAAAGCTGATTATCCCAAAAATCAGCCCCCCATTTTTTTGCAAGGTGTTTATAGTTTCTTGTGCAAATTTCCTGGTAATCGACCTGCCCTGTCCCCTCCAAATCCTTAAAGGTCTGGCTGCCAAAATGATGCACATACACGTCATATGCAATGCCTACAAGATGCCCTCGTGACTTTGCTTCCATGCAAAATTCAAGTTCCTCACCACTACATGGCCATAAAGATTCGTCGAATTCACCGATCTCTTCATAAAGTGACTTTTTAAATGCCATGCAGAAACCTATAACCCAGTTGACTTCTTCAGCTACATTTTTATTTTCAGATAACAACGAAACTGCCTCTTTGTCCATTTCTTCTTTAGTCCGATAATTAGGGAGTGTAATCTGTTGCCTTCCAGCGCAATAATTAGTAAGTGGCCCAACGATAGAAAATTCATCAAGCCATGCGACAAGACGATTGATGGCGCCCATAGGTGTTATGACATCGTTATTTAATAAAAGAATAGAATCGCCCTTAGCTGCTCTGATCCCTTGGTTAACTGCAATTGGGAAGCCTCTGTTCTCCTCGTTTCTAATAACGGTAATATCAACAAACCCTGAAAATGGTGGGGTAATAATTGGGAATGAGCCATTATCTATAAGAATAATCTCGTAGTCACCTATCCCAGGGTCGTCAAGAATTGCTGCAATACATTCTTGCGTCATATCATGCTGGTTATAAATTGGGATAATAATCGAGACCATAAATTCCTTTAATTTAAAGATGTAAAAATTTCAAAATCAACATGCCATGTTCTGACAAAATGTGTGCCGTCCCCTGTGGTTATGTTGTCTACTCTGGTGGACAAAGTCTCCTCCCTCATCCACACTAATGAGCTGCCTGTGATCGTTAAATCCCCTTCATCGAGTAAAGCCTTTAGGTTTGCATACATAGTTGTTATTTCATCCGCAGATGATGATGATGAAAATAAAGAAAATTGGATAGACGTGTCAGTATAAATTTCAGTAAATGTTTTGTTCGGCACACCTGACACAATAGAATAAATTATATAAGGAAAAGTTGGGGGGGCTTCATCTAATGGATATTCATCTAAATAAATTCTACCGCCTACATCAGTAGATAAATCTGATCCAGATATTTTAGTCGCCAAGGCTGTTAATAAATTTTTCATGCGGCTTCCTTACACATAATGTCAATCCATTTCCCAGCTTCGTTTTGGTTTATAATTGAAACTATATTGAAATACTGGGCCCCAAACTTAATGCGATAAGAGGAGGTTAAAGTGCCCCTGTGCCTAATTCGTATCCTGTGGGATACCAGCATAACCGTAGCATCCGCCTGTGTTATTTCTTTCGCTGAAACTGGCCAAACTGCCGCCCATAAAGTTGCAACATCCGACCACGTTGTGGTAAACCCTCCCATCCCATCGCTTGTTTTTGTACGAGACTGTAAAGTTATCCTTTTATTTAAAGCCCCAATCCGCATTAAAACTCATCCCATAAACGACTTGACGCAAGTAAATTCTGTGTCGTTTTATTTATTGCTACTGTTTGTCCCAAAACAGGCTCGCCTCGCATTTCGTACAAATCGGCACAAATCATTTTGCAAGCAGCTTTTATTTTATACGGAACCAAAGCAACCGTTGTCCAGCCAGAAACAAAACGGATAGCAATAGGATTGCTCGGGTATAAACTGCCACTCGGCCATGTCCCCCCATAAGGCAATACAATTTTGCCACATTGATCACCGTTTATTTCAACAAGATAGTCTGTCGTTTCAGTCAATGTCGTTTCTGCACCGTCTGTATCTTTCCATTTCACAGAAGTGACACTTTGCAAGTTCCCACCTGGTAATTTGATAGACTTACCACCAGGCCACCCTTGCAAATTAAAATCCCATGTTTGGGATAGCAAATGCCGTCTTGTTATGTCTTCTACATGCTCCCGCCCAGATATAGTGATGGAACCCAAAAGGCTATCTTCCACAAAGTCCTCATCATCGCATCGAAGGTGCATTTTTAATTCCGGCAAAGAGACCGGCTCAATTACAGGAGGGGTTATTAATGTTGAGCTGCTGCCCATATTCTGCCACCTTAAAAAATTAAGCTGCTTCTATGTATGCGCCTTCTTTAAGAGGTACGTACCAAATAGAGAATTCATAAGCGCCTGTATTACTGGCCGCGGTATCAAGGCCGATAACCCCTGGAGCCACAACTATTCCGTTACTCATATGGACACCTGCGCCTGCATCACCTTTAACCGCTGCTGTAGCCAGCACACCTGTTATAGTCAGTAGCCCACCTACTTCGTGAGCGGTAGTATCAACAACAGCACACATATCAACCGCTGTCCCAACAGTGGGGGTCGATATATATTTTGTGTTGTTGGCTTGTGTTTGCACAATTGTAGTCACTTCACCAATTAACCCAAGCACCAAACAATTCCCCCCAGCTACTGTGAATAAAGATTTTGTGCTTATCCCTGTGATTGCAACAGCGTCTTTATCGACACGTAGCCCTGCTGCTATATCAGCTATCCTGGAACGTGTTGAATTATTGTAACTTGGCATTTGCAGCTACCCCCTTACTTTTTTGTATTGCCTTTCGCTCTTTAAATTGTGCCTCAATTTTTGCAACAACTTTCGCCACTTCTTCTTGAGCTATTTTCCTGGCTATATTATGAACTTCCGCAATTTCTGACTTTAACATTTTAATAATTCCTTATATAGCAACCTGGAAAGACCAAGCTGCTATAATAAAAGTTATGCTATTGCCGTAGGCGGTGTCGCCTGCTGATACCTTGCTCCATCTAATTGATAAATGACAGAAGCAATATTCGATGCGTTACCACCGGAAGTACCAAGCTGAATCCAAGCATACGTTGCTGTTAAGTTTGATGCAGAGATATAAAACTGTACTATCTGATCTGCTCCGGCTCCGGTGTCAATCGTGTAGGTATTGGCATCGGCCTGTTTGACCATTGTATCAGTTGCCGATGTGTCGGCATTAACCCAAATAGGAAAAGTATTCGCTAATTCAGATGTCCCCGCCCCGGTTGCTCCTTCGTGAATAGTAAGCACCATATCTGTATCACCCCCACCGCTATAATGGTGGACGGTGACCAAAACACCGGCACAATTCTTTAAACAAATCCAATCAGATGTATCGACAATAGCGTTAGCCGCTGCCGGTTCATGTCCTTGGATTATTGGCATAGTTTCTGGGCATATTCTCATTTTAAAGTTTCCTTTATTTGTTACGCTCTTGTTGCTAATGAAATAAAATGTGACTGTGTGGACCCTGAACCACCTTTATATGGAGTTAACGCTGAGGCTCTAACCGGCTGGCCATCGACACGCATAACGAATCTAAAAACACTTTCGTCATAAATGAATCTAACGTGGATACTCATATCAGACTTTATGCCACCTTTTTCAGCAAGTACATATCCATTATTAAAATCAGCGAGTACGATGTCGCCAGTAGTGCCAAGGGTTTGTGCTTGTTCAATAGGAAGTACAGGCCTCCCAAAAATAGTTCCGTAAGGAAGGCCGCTTAACCCACCTGCTGGCATATAAACAGGGACGCCACCAGTGCCGACCGCAATAGACATAGTGAACAATTGAGGCTCAATGTTTTGGTTGATTAACCAAACAGCGTTACTTCTACTCGATGCAAAAAGCCTAGAATACATATTAATAATATTTTCGGCAACCACAGTAGCCGCTGTCTGCCCTGTTTCTTTAGCAACAGTTACTAAACTACCAGAGCTCATAATCCCTTTTGGCTGTCCGGCGCCGGTTCCATTAACAATCCCATCATCAAGCAGGAACCCGAACTCACTAACAAAACCGTCTCGGATGATGCCTTCGAGTGCGCCTGAATCGTCAAGCAATTCATCGGTGGCATAACAAAGGCCGACCAATTTTTTGAGATTTAACTCTATTTTGCGGAACTTAGGCTTACTTGCTGTTTTTTCTCCTGCCTCATCACCCCAATATCCAACAATCCCTCCATATCTTGAAGTAGCCCTGCTTGTTTCGTCTACTCCATTTATTTTGATGCTATTGGCGTTGCCTGATATAGCAACACGTTTGCATCTTGACGACAAAACGCCTGTTTTAAAAACGTCCTGCATAAGAGTCGATGAGAAGTCCTGCTGTACCAGAAAGCCACCGTCAGACGGGACACTTTCGCCAAGTCCGGTTGCAGCGTTATAAAGTCGTGGGTCAACACTACCACCAGGCATCCCTGCTCTCATAACGGATGCCATTTGTGCCCCGAAAGAATTGAATTTGTCTTTCTCTATGACCTGAATGTCACTTTGTAGGTCTTTTTGTGTTATAGGTTTATCGGCAGGCTTATCAAGAGACGCCTGCATTCTTTCTTGACGATCCATCGTTTCCACGATCCCCTTGTATTCCTGAACCGTGTCCAGAATTTCGTTTTTCAAAATAAGCTCTGCGCTTTCTGGCTCTCGACTTTCTGCTATACATTTGGCGTCAATGTCAGCAGCCTTTTTCATTAAATTTTGAATATCTTCTCTATATTGAGTCGCTGTTTTCATATTCAGTGTCCTTTTTAAAGTTTGATGGTGCCATAATTTCTGCCCTTATTAGCAAATCTGATACTTTATCCCTTTCCGGTTCAACGTCCCGCTGAACACTCTGGGCTGGAATCAGATCAACTGGATCATCATCCCGACAACCAGTTTCCCATCCCCCAGACAAGATAGATTTAGCTTGCTTTTTAGTACACCCAACATCCCGCAGGGCTTGTTCTGCGCCTCTTGCTGTCAAGGCTATATTCTGCTCTTTCAGTTTAATAGGTACATTAGCAAACGCAGATAAATCGAATGGATTAGCTTCTGCCTTTTCTGTGTTATCTTCGTAAATATGATCGCAGAAGCCACCCTCCTTTGCTTCTTTAGCCGTTAACCATGTTTCAGCGGCCATC